CGCTCTTTGCTTGCACGCTTATTTTATCAAAAGTTGACTTAAAAGACAACCCCTCATATGGATCGCGTGCTGCTGCAGCAGCTTTTAGCTTTTCTAGGTGACGAATGCTTTCTTCGTCAAACGCTTCAAACAGGTCAGGAATCTGACCAGCGGCAATTTGCTCTTCCCAACGATCAACGAGTTCGTCTCCAGTATCTGTAAACTGGATTTCGCCGTCAACGTTTCTATGAGCCTCAATAGGCTTCTGCTCGAATTTATCGAGGTAGAAGTCTATCAAATGATCATAGAGAGTACGGTCTACGAACAGGTCATGGTTCGAGGGCAGCCGATACTTCTTGACCCACCATCTCTCTAGCGCCTGCACCAGAGTTGGAGTTCGAAATATCTGACGAGCCGCTGATTGCGCTATCTCGGTTAGCGGTTTCTCGCTCAACAGCCCTTCTGAGAAACGAATTCTCGAATTCGAGAACCTCCTTGAACACCTTTCCAAGCAGGTTGACATCGTTGATCTTGTCCATGTCCCACCAGGTGGGGTTCTGACGGACAGAGAGTTCAAGGTGCGCGATCATGTTGTTGAAGTCGTCTGTCTGCTCGTCTACGCCACGACCAGGGTTGGACGCGTCGTAGTACATTCCGCCGCTTAGCTGCGCCTTACGGACGCCCAGCGCGGCCAGATCACGGATAGAGAGCTTCTTGATCGTGAAGCTTCCCTGGTATCGCGTGCTGTCAATCTCGGAGACGTAATCAATAGCAAACGTCTTAGTCAGATTATTCTTAGCGTTAACGGACATGTTCCCTCTGGCTCCTTCAGCCTACAACATCTCTACCACACAAGTATTGCGTGTCAAGGAAGTACGAGGTCTGTGAGAGTCCTCACAGTTCGTCACTTGACAAGGTCAGGTAATACTGCCATAAGATCCCTGACTTTAACGTATGGGATCCCTAATTGATCCTGATCATACACTACTAAATAAAAGAAGTAAAGGTCTGATCTAACAAATAGATCAGACCTTTAACTTTTGTAACTATTCAAGTAGTGTCAGGACTTGCGACGACTACCTTTTGCCTTTTTGGCAGGCTTGCTAGCTGCTTTCTCAGCTGCCTCTATGGCTGCAAGCCTCTCAGCTTCTGCAGCCTCCGCTAGACGGATTTCCTTAATGGTGCGTCTAGGAATATTTCTTACTTTTGGAGCAACTTCAGGAGCTTTCTCAACTTTGGTTGCTTCCTTTACAGGTTCTGCGAGCAGAGGAAGAGTGGCTAATATCTCTGTTTCTCTTCTCTTCTTTACAACTTCTAGATCGTGCAGCTGCTTGAGCAACGCAACTATACTGCTAGTTTGTTTCTCTGCGCCCTTAGCTGCAGCGGCCAGGTTGCCTGCTTGATTAGCCAGGTCCTCACAAACTAGAAGGCACTTCTTAACCCAAAGCTTTGCGTAAGGAACGTGCTCTGCGTGCTCAGAAGCGTTAGTAAGTTCACGCTCTAAGGTGGCCATTACTGCCATTATGTTCTTGGCAGTATTCAGGTAAGCAGCCTGAGCACCCTCCCTTTTCAACGTTTCAGATTTAGCAGCATCTAAGTAGTCATCTACTTTGACGCCTATCTCGTGGATAGTAGAAATCCTTACGTCTCTAGGGAGGGTGCTCATAGCTAGTTACTCACTTCAGCTAATTATATCAGCTGTACTGAACTACGCAAATTACGTCGCCTTCCGAAGCCGGGAACGACAGAATAAGCGCCTTCGCCTCGATGCCGTCACGAACTACGTCATTACCTACACCAGCGCGCAGAAGCTGACCGTTGAGGTAGATGTCGATGTTCGCAGCGAACGCGGTCTCGTCAGAAGGCATGCTTGGAAGCTCTGCGCTAAGCTTTTGGTTAGCGAACGACATCGCCGTGTTAGCGGCAACGTCCATCATTACTTCCGCGAATACCTTTGTTACGCGAGAATCAAGGTTCGTGATGCTGTCATCAACGTACTTCTTGGTTGCCGCGTCCTGTGCGTTGACTGGATCGAGTACGCCCGTGATGGCCTTGCCGCCCATCGCGAGTGCGCCCGACATCGTGCCGCCCGAAAGGCTGAGCTTCAGGGCTGCCTGGTCGTCAACGTACTGCTTGTTTGCTGCGTCCGTGCCTACGGTGGGCGTTGCAAGACTTGTGATCTTGTTGCTGCTCATCGAAAGCGCGGTGGTGAAGGTACCACCCGTGCGTGCGGCAGGAAGCTGGATTACGCTGGCTCCGATAGCCGTCGCGAAACCATAGGTGACCGAACCGAACGAGTAGTAACCCGAACCCGACACAGCCTTACCAGCCGCGCCAGCAAGACCACCGACCGAGATGGTCGAATCGCCTGCGCCGAACGAAGCGGTGGCCGAGGAGACGTTTACGCCGATTGCGCTAGCGCCCGTGTTGGTGTTCTGGATGGTGGAGTAGCCGAGGGTCATCAGACCTCCGGTTACCAGCACAGCCTCACGCGCACCGCTCATGGAGAACGACGAGTCGTACACCTCTACTACGCCAGCAGCGCAGGATGCAGCGTACAATCCGCCTTCGAACATCGAGCGGTTCTTCACGAAGGTGTAACCCTTCGTGTGCTTGAGTACCGTTCCGGTGACGCTGCTCGACTGCGTCAGGACGCTGTCGAGGTACAGGCTGGAGTTTGCCGCTGCATTGTTGTTAACAATGACATCGCCGCTTCCAGTGTTGTACACAGAGCAGTTGCTCATGCGAAGTCGGGCTGGAGCCGTACCCTGGAAGAGAACAGCCTGCGTGCTGAACGAGCCTACGATGTGGAAGCCCGAGAGGTAGACCTCGTTGTTGTTAACGTTGCCTGCGCCACCCGAGGTGTCGAAGGTAACGGTACCAATCTTGACGATCTTCTGCTCCTGCGTTCCGCCGAAGGCCGAGACCGCGAGACGCTTGTCGGTTGGGAAGGATACGTTGCCCCAGTCGCCCGAAGCCTTTGGACCAACGAGAATTACGTCGTTCGCCGCAGCTGCATCAACTGCAGCCTGAAGCGACGCGTAGAGACCGCCTTCAACAACAAGGCGAACCTTGGTGCCGAAGCCGCGCTCATCGACGTACAGCTTGGTCGCCGCGTCCAGGTTTGCTACCGGAGCGACAAGCGAGAGCTTGGCCTGCGTAATCGCCGCATCGGCTACCTTGGCAGTCGTAACTGCAAGGTCCATGATCTTCGCAGTGGCTACTGCCGCTGCTGCGATCTTGGCTTCCGTTACCGCGAGGTCCGCAAGCTTGCTGGTAGCTACCGAAGACGAAGCAAGCTTCTCTTCCGTAACCGCAAGGTCCATGATCTTGCCGGTCGAAACCGACAACGACGCAAGCTTCGACTCGGAGACGGCTAGATCTGCGATCTTGCCTTCGCTTACCGAAGACGATGCAAGCATCGAGTTAACGATGCCTTCTGGCTCTACCGAGAATACCTTGTTGGTGAGGTCAAGACCCGCGCCCGCCGAGTAATCACCAGGCGAGAACATCATCGAGAAGGCAAGAGGACCCTGACCTACCGCATTGCTGCTGGTCTGTACCCACGAGGTGTCCGCGTAGGTATCGCCCTGCTGGCAGAAGAAGAACGCGCCGTCAACTTCCGCGCCGTCAGCAAAGTCTGCTGCGCGAGCGAACGAAGCCGTCTGTCCCGATACTGTAGCAACGTAGATACCCGAGAAGGTTGCATCCTGGCTGTCTACTACGAATACGCGGTCACCAGTTACAAGCTGTACGCCGTCCGCTACCGAGCCAGCAAACGTACCGCCTACAATGTCCATGCGTGCGCGTACAGGCTCATGAAGCTGAAGACCTGTTACGAGCGCGTCTACGTATGCCTTTGTGGTGGCATCCGCAGGGTTCATTGGGGTGGCTAGATTGCTGATTCCGAAGTTACCCATGTCCAGCGCGCCGGTCATAGCCTGCGAGCCGTCACGGCTTAACTTGTTCTCGTGAAGGTCTAGAAGGTCTGCTTCTGCAGTATCAAGACGACCCGAGAGTGCCGAGTCCGCGTTTCCACGGGTAAGTGCTTCCGCATCGATGTTCGCCTGCAGCGTCGTATCAGCTGCCTGACGATCACCGATTTCGGTGTTGATCAAGCCAGCAAGCATCAAGTCGCCAGCCTGACGACTATCCGCTTCCGCAACTACGGCTGCGTTACGATCCATAGCTTCTTGCGCAATGGCATTAGTAAGATCGGAGTCAGCGTTTGTACGGTTGATTACTTCCGCCGCCAGTGCATCCGTCAGGATTTGGTCAGCCGCTTCACGAGCGAATGCTTCCTGTGCGATTGCTGCATCACGGTCCGAGACTTCCTGAAGAATTGCAGCTTCGCGGGCCGCAACTTCGTCAGAAATCGATTGCGTAAGAAGCACGTCAGCTGCTTCACGCGCAAGCTGCTCAGCCGTTACTGCTGCTTGACGATCCGATACTTCCTGAAGAATGGAAGCGTTAAGAGTGTTATCTGCAGCAGCGCGAGCAAAAGCTTCCGAATTGATGTTGCCCTGTAGGACTACATCAGCTGCTTCACGACTGTCCTTCTCTGCCGTAATGCCAGCCTGGAGACCTACGTCTGCTAGGTCTCGTGCTGTCGCTTCCGCTTCAATGTTTGACTGAAGCAGACCCTCAGCGGCTTCTGCACGAACGATTTCGGCAGCGAGCGCAGCTTCGAGGTCTGTGATTTCAAGCTCCGCAGCGTCCACGCGGCTCTTAAGCGAGCTAAGCGATTCTGCTGGTGCCGAGTACCATTCAGCGCTGCCTACTGCAGCCTTTACTAACGAACGCAACGCATTGAGGTCGTCCTCAAGCGAGATGGCGTTGTCCTTCAGGCCAACGCCCAATTGCAAGCTGGCATCATACGTCTTGCTATGCTCAATCTGCTGATCCTGATTAATGAATGTACGCTTTGACATACTTTTCTCCTATTCATACGGGGTTGTAGTCCACCAGAAGCAATGATCCGGTACTAGGCGCGAACGCTAGTTCCAAAGCATTGTATCCGGTCCCATAACCGCCAGATTCGACGGTTACGTAGTCATTTCCCACTCCCGGTTTAAGCCTAACGCCGTTTAACGACACTGCCTCAGTTGCGTACACAAAAATAGGCAGTGCAAAAAGAGTATTAGTTCCATCCATGCTGCCAGTAGGCTCAGCATTGAATGTTCGAGCATTAACTATTGGCTCATCAACCACAGCAACTAGCTGAAAGTCGGAGATGGAGCCTGTCCACGGAGGAGACGTTTCATAATACAGCGGAGCCGGATTAACAGAATTTAAGGTGCTGTAGTAACACCACGTTTGTAATCCACTAGAAAATACACGCTGATAGTATCTTATCGCCATAACAGCAGTATGCCCCATAGAGAAATACTGTGCTAGATATTTCAATCTAGCACAGTATCTATTTAAAGCAAGTTTAATTTATCAGGTACCTGATGGATTTTCGTACTCGTCAAGAACTCTGATAGAAACGAAGTTAACGTTCTCTTGTACGATACCTCTTGCTGTGATATCCCACGAGTGTCCCGAGCAGCGCACTCCCTGGAACAAGCAAATGGTCTGTCTCGTAACTACGTCTTGGATAGCTGCAGAAAGGTCACCAGAAGTGATGATGTCTTCCTGTCTTGGAAGAATCTGTAGCTTCTTTAGCGAATCTCCAACTACGCGGAAAACCTGAGCGTTCAAGCTGGTACGGTAAGCTACCGGCACGAACTCACGAACTTCTAAGAGCGCGAGAACATCAACAGGCTCGTAATCAATCATTTCCTCGCCGGAAACGCCGCCAGCGAATGCCACAGGCACCGAATTGATCAAGAATACTGCGCGTGCTCCGCTGAAAGTTTTAGATGCAGCCATGTTGAGCAATCTCCTTAGTAAACAGGGGCTGAGGTGAAGGCCACGGAGGGGACGACGTAGGCACCCTCACCTCAGCCACAGTTATTATATCAGACAGGTAGTGTAAAAGCTACAACAGCAGCTTCTGCCGCAAGAATTAATTCTGCGAGTGCTCTATTGTCGTGCGTTTGTCCACCAGGAGCAAACGTGTAGTTGCGCGAAGCATCCGTAGAGTACTCTGGGAACACAACGCTAGCTGCAAGACCGCCTGCAGGAGCAGCGCTGTATGGAGGAGCGACTACAACGTTAGACTCGTTGCTGGAAACAATCTTCCGTGCAGCCTGACCGGCTACGTTAAGAAGCATGTTCTTAAACTGGTCTATACGAAGAGCGCCACCGGTTAGGTTGAGCTTTACCGTGCAGACTCGGTCGTCCTGGAACGAACCAGCAGCCGTGAGGCCCGACCACAGAACAGGATTTGGTGCTAGTGCGCCACCAAGCTGCTGCGCACAGCGAGCAAGGATGTCAGCAACTACACGGCTATCGCCGTACAGATTGCCTGCTGGAGCGTCACCAGGACCACGACCATCACGAAGGTCCGCGATAGCCTTAGCTGCGAAAGAACCTACGATGGTGTAGGTGTCGCCAGCCGCTGGAGCCACAGGAAGCGCACCGAGAGCAAAGAACATAGCGTTGGCTGTATTGGATACTACAACAGCCTGCACGCCAGCCAGAGCCGCCGTAACGTTTCCAGTGAATACTACGGTGTTGCCGATTTGGCTGGACGCTACAAACGAACCGGTGTTCTGTACGCTCGTAGTCGTTCCGCCCGTCGCTGCTGCTGGTGCAGGCTGGCTTACGGCATCTTGAAACAGGTCAAGAACCGAAGCCATGTCCTGTGCTCGAAGGAAGTTGAGTGGCAGAGTATTTACGCCACCTTCGCCGCCACGACCACCCGACAAGCTCGTAAGTGCTACAGCTGCGGATAGCGAACCAGCGCCCGAGCCTACCGGAAGGAAGGCAACCATCAAGTCAGCGGCTGCTGCATTGACTGCTGCTGTTACTAGTGTTGCCGTATTAGCTCCAGCGTTCGGAACGCCCAGAGTTACATCGAGAGCGATGGTTACATCGTTACCCGATACGGAAACAGCTAGAGCAGAGGTACCGGCAGGAACCGAAACCGCTACACGAATCGAGTTTCCAGCTACACCAGGATTTGCTGCTACGAACTTGATTGCGGAGGTACCAGATCCCAACAGCAACTCAGCTGCGGAATAATTTGGACCTGTACGAAGAGTATCTACTACTCTTTTGATGTATAGAGATACGTCAGTAGAAAGTGCGGGCATGAGAATTACTCCTTAATTATCAAGCGGACTGCGTTGGGAGGGACAGGAAAATATCAATCAACTCGAAGTTGATTCCAGGCACAGGGAATATGCCTACATTGAGTCGCAGGATATCTCCGTCCGAGAATACCTTTAGTCCGTAGTAGGCTCGAATTGTTTGACCAGTTGCGGGATCCGTAGAATCTACGATGATGTTCTGCTGGCGGAAGGTCTCCAGCAGCGTGCTTACTGTATCCTTTACAGAAGCGATGGTCGCTGGAGTTGCCTTTCTACCGGTGAAACGAGTATCTACAGTCTTGCGAAGGTTGTACGCTACGTAACGTACAACATCTCGCACGCTGCCTTCCGAGTACGCAAGATTGTCGTCACGTACCCAGGTGGTCATGTCACGTACCCACTTGGTTCCCAGTCCAGGAATGGTCTCTGCGAACATGACACCATTCTGGATTAGGTCTCCAGAGTCAGTTACGCTTGCTGGATCCCAGGAAGCATCCTGAGTTACAGCCGAGACTCTGAGATACTTATTGGTGAGCGGCTCACCAATTTCGATTGCACCTAGACGCATCGACGCGCCCATGACTGCAAACTCTCTTGGACCCTTAGCTACTAGGCTACCGCTGATTCCAACTACTGTTGGGTATTGCGCTACCAGTGCTACGTCTGCGTCGTTGATGCCATTAGCAGCAACAATAGTCTCACGCTTAGTTCCACGGAAACCAATCCAGCCACCACGCTCAAGACCCGCTGCTCCGCGAGCAGCCGATACGTGGTCAACAAGCTGAGCAGATACCGAAGCCCAGGTTGCCGTGGAGGAGTAACCCTCATTGTCAAGGTCCTGGTCGATAAGTGGAATTACCTGGTCTACTACGCGAAGAAGCATAGTATCGAAGCCATTCTGGAAATCTGTGTTGCTGCTGATTCCTCTAGCTCCGCCGTACAGCTGGAACAAGAAAGGAAGCGGGTCACCCGTCGTGGCTGGATAATCTACTACGTTGGTGTCGCCACCATCGAGAACATCAACAGTGTAACGCGAAGCAATTACGTACTCTGCCGAGTTGTTCATCCAGTATACGATTTCCTTGATGTTCTGGCGGAAGCCGGAAGTGGCTACAGTTCCAGAGAAGGAAGTCTGCATGCTGGTTACTGTGCTTGCACCAAAGTCAAAAGCCGTAGCCAGTTCAATGTCTCCATTGATTTGCGGAGGAATGGTGGCTAGGTAGTTGGTGTTAGCGTTAATGAGACCGGCAAGCTGGCGTAGCGTAAGTCCTGTTGGAATCGTGATTGCCAAGTTGTCGCCAACTACACCAGTTATCGACGTAACAAATTGAGTAGCTACGCCGTTCGAACCGTTGAAGGTTCCTGTGGCGCTCGTTACGCTAAGGATTTCTACCGTATCCGGTGCTGGAGTAAGCGACGGAGCAGCCGAAAGGGCTACGTCGAGGGTAATGTCGTTTGCCGTGTTTGAAAGAATCTTGCTGATTGCCTTAAGATTTCCGCCCGAATCGCGCAATACGAAAGTTTGGCCGTTGTGCGCTGCCGCAACTAGCGAGGCAGGCGTAACGTTAATAACAGAGGTCGTGGAACCTGCTACGACTGTAGTTGTAGCAGCAGAAGAACCACCACGGTAAACTACGTGCAGGTAGTTGCGCAGCTGTCCACCGAGCGTTGGGGAAATCTGCTGCTCTTCTTCGAAGTCAACAGTTACCTGATACGACTCATCAGTTGGATTGTAGTCTACGTTTACTGCGATATCCGAGGTGTGCTGTCCGTAATCGCGGCTCTCTACTTCAATCAAGGTAGAGCGAATCAGTACTGGATCCGCTGCGGCAGGCGCTGCAGGAAGCGCAGGGGTAACCGTGATGGACGAAGTTCCTGCTCCACCAGCGTTGGCCGTGATTCTGCGAAGGAATGTAGGCGTGCCTGGAAGAGCAAGGATTTCAACCTGTACCCAGCGGTCAATTAGCGCGCTAGCAACCAGCGTTGCAGCTACAGGAATAACCGTAGTAGTAGCGCCTGCCGAAGCGGTAGTTGTAAACAGGTTGACATTCAAAGATGGAAGATGAACCTTCGACTTTGTGGATGCGTTTGTCTTGTAGACAACAACCTGCGCTGCGCCACCAGGAACGCGAGGGTCAGCCGACGACTGGAACGCAAGACGGATAGCGTCTACAAGTGGGCCGTCGCGGAATAGGCTGGAAGCCAGCGAAGGATCCCGAAGCGCGATAAGACCTGACTCGCTGCCAGGAGCGCCACCGTCCGCTTCACCAATGAGACCCAAAACCCCACCAGCTGTTACGCCGATTTGATTTAGATTCTCAGCATTGATACGGGTAATTCCGCCTGGACGGAACCGAGTGATACCATTGAACGTGACTGACCTAGCCATGTGTCATATCCTTTCAATAAGCCTTGAAGATTTCATCCCACTGTACGAGCGAGTATTTGAAACCAGACTTGTCTTTTAAGAACGCCTTCATTCCACCTAGATGACGTACGGGTTTATTGCGAAGTTTTGCCCACTGTTCAAATGAGTAGGTTTTTACCTGTGGTGGGCGAACAAGAATCTTTGGTAGCGCAGCAGGAGATTCAGAAACAGGTGAATAAGATACACCCGAATAGTTACTATCTTCTTTATACTCTTTACCCTTACTCATTTAAACATCTCCCAATTTAATCTGTGCTACCAAAATCGAACTACCAGGAACAGGTGTAGAAGACAAAGGATTTACATTAGACAAAACAAGTCTAATCTCCTTAGCGACTTCTTGGTCAATCATGAAGTCGAAGGGATACGTGAACTGTAGAGTCATGGAGCGCGTGAATATCTCATCCGGAAGCAACTCAGACCTAGGGGCCAAGTCAGTTCCGGATAGTTTCAGGGCCATGATACCCTGCGCCTCAAGAAACTCTCTTTGCGCGAACAGTATCGCCTTTAGCACAGTATAGAGCTATATTACCTCTTCTTGGTTACCAGCTAACACTTCTAGCTGATACTGTCCTTCATAATTAGCTCCTATTCGGAGCTTTGCCATATCGTCAGACTCGTAAACCCGCACAGGTTGACCATATGCAGGTTCAGGAAGTTCTGCGTAGCGAATATCAACTACGCTTGTATCATTACAGTTTACCGCAAAACTACCTGCTATGTCAAGCTGTTCTGATGATACTAAGCTAATATATTTTACCTGGCCGATACCAGCACCAGCCACTACGTGTACCTTTAAGCAAGGCCAAGTAGACCGCTCAGAGAATATAGCGTCTATCAGTTCTTGGTCTTCGGGTACGAACGTGAGTGCAGTAGTGCTGGGTGCGCCAGGAATAGTAGTGTCTGCTGGAATCTGAGAAGCTACTCGCAAGCCACCAAGAATCTTGGCAGGCATTCCAGCCATGTCACTAACTGTAGTGGCTGCGCTGCCACCCAAAGTATCGATAGCCATTTCAGAATCTGGCATGTCGTAGTTTGGTGGTGCCCCCATCAAATCACGAAGAAACTCATTAGACTCCGACTCGCTCTTCATCAGAAGAACTAGAGCGGGAACCTTGATTTCTGTTCGCGGATAATTGATCGAGAAATCTATTTGCTTCGTAAGTATGTAATCCTTGATCATCTCTTGCTGTTCTACAGGAAGGCTCTTGAACAGCACGTTGATGACTCTCGGATCTCTACGAATGCCTTGAAATCCGTTGATTATCGCTCTTTGAAGAACTATTTCCGGGACAATAGCCATCAGAGGTTATCCTTCATAAACTGGTCTACCTGCCTAGGAATTATGTTATTGGCTAGCTCATCCATAACCTCGTCTATTAGGTTAGCTGGATTCTTAATGCCTGGATGCTGCCACTTATCATTACCGGTTTGATCGTGTATTGTTCTAAACTTTGTGGGTTTAGACATATTGATGTGCCTGCTAGTGTTAAGCGGAATTATGCGATACATGGTTATCGGGCTTTTGGCTCGTAGAAAAGACCTTATGCTAGCTGGAAATTTCTTCTTTTTACCAGCCCAGGGCTTAGCGCCAGCCATAAAGCCAGGACGCATGTCAAAGCCTGGAGAACCAAATTCAATAGCAAGCGCAAAGCGGTCAGTTAGCTCTAACGTAGCTGTTAGGTTGCTAGTAACGTCAAATTTTATTGAGCGTTGATACTTTTCTCTTGAAGATTTGAGTCTTGCCCCAGCTAACGACTTCCAAAAACTCTT